GGCGTCGGCAGCGCTTCCGGCGGCCGCAGCCGCCCCGCCCGCAGCGCCGCCCTCGGCAAAGCGCTGGATGTCAAACTGCTGTTTCCAGTTGCAAATCATGCAAAGCCCTCGTCTTTCCGATGTGTCATTGTATCCGGCCGGGCACACGGCCCGCGTCTGCCTTTATCCTACCGCGCCGCGCGCCCCTTCCGCGCCCCCACTTGCCCCAAAACTTTCCCGCTTTAACATCTCATTCAAACGCCGTTTCCTCCACCCGCAGGCACTCCGGCCACTGCTCCGCCAGCCCCTGCAGTATCTCCGCCGCGCGCGCCACGCTTTTTGTCCCGCGCTCCCCGCGCGCCGCAATGCGGGTGCTGCCCTCGCCCTGCGCAAACGCTTCCAGCTCCCCGTTCGCGTCCAGCAGCCCCGCCAGGGTGTACAAAACACTGCTCACCGCCGCGCACACAATGTCCTGCCCCGCCGGGGCATACCCCGCGTGCCCCTGTGCCGTCAGCTCCGCGCCGCCGGGGCCACAGCGCACCCTAACGCGGATCACTTGTTCGGGTCCGCCGCGTTCTGCGCGCGGCGGCGCGCCTGCACGGCCAGGCTGTCGCCCGCCAGGGTGCCGCCCACCGCGTCGGTCGTGGTCGTTTTCGCCTCGGCCTTGTTGGGGCTGTCCTGGTTGGCGGTCGCCTCTGTCCTGGCCGCCATGTTGCCCGTCAGGTTCGTGCTGCCGCCCGTCAGCCCGTCGATCACCGCCGCCATCTGCGCCATCTGCGCCTGCGCCGCCATCAGCTGGGTGTACAGCGTCTGGTTCTGGCTGATCTTCTCCACCACCTTGTCCTTGCCGTCAAAGTCCATCATGTCCAGCACCGCAAGGCTCTGGTCGGCCAGCTGCGGGTTAAACAGCCCCAGCCCGTACAGCTCCTTCGCCAGCTCGTTCTGGCTCAACCGGCTGTACGTGCTCTTTTTGGCGGGCACCACCGTAATGTCAAACACCGGCAGCCGGTCGCCCAGCGCCACGCCAAACTCCACGCCCTGCGGCTGCGGCATCAGGCCCCGGTTGTCAAATTCCACAAACCCTGCCTGCGCGCCGCTTTCCCCCGTGATCCTAAAGCACCGCGGCGCGGTGTAAAACTGCCGCATCAGGTCAATGCACAAATAGCACTCCTGCACAAAGGCACGGTAGGCGCTTTTCAGCATATCGCGGCTCAGCTTGCTGCCCGCTTCCTGCAGGGCCGCAATGGCGCTGGCCGCCGTCACGCCGCTGGTCGTCGCACCCTGGCTGTAATCCCGGTTCCCGCTGGTTTCCTTCAGCTCGCTGATCTTGTTGTTCAAAATCGTCGCGTAAATATCGGCCAGCGGGTTCACCACAATCTGCCGCAGGCTGTCCTCGCCCACGTCGCCGGCGCAGTGTACAAAGTCCTTGTCCAGGTCGGCAAATTCCGTTTCGTTCACGCTGCCGGTGTCGCGGGCAAAGTACCGCACCCGGCTGGCAATGTCGGCATTGCGCACAATGGCCTTGTCCAGCCGGTCAATGGCCGCCTGCGCGCTCTGCATCACGTCGATCATGCCAAACCCCGCCGGGCTGCCCGCCATGGGGAACAGCACGTCAAACACAAACGGGTACTTGCCGTGGTCGTAATAGCCCCGCTCGGCATACTGCGCGTCGTTCTCGCTGGCATACAAAACACACTCGCCCACATACTTGCAGTAATGCAGCACGCCCCGCCGCTTGTAATACCAGTCCACAACAAGGCTTTTGTCGCTCGTGTCAATGCTCTCATCATACTGGTATCGCTGCGCCGTCAGCCCCTGCCCCAGGTGGTTTTTGGCAAACGGCCACTGCTCCAAAATCACCTCGTTGTCCACCAGCTCCACATGGAACACGTTCCGGCTCGCCTGTATGTCGGTAATGCCGGGCTCCCAGTACAGGTTCAGCAGGTCCACCAGCCGCAGGTCAATGTCGCCCAGGCCCCCGTCCTTGGCCCCGTTCCAAAACACACCCTTCACCGCCGTGCCGTGCTTCAGCTTGTACCACCAGGCGTCGCTGTACACCTGCTCGTAATCGTTCTGGTCCAGCGCCACCGGCAATATGCTCGAAAGCTCCTTGGCCGTGTCGGCATCATCCCGCGCGCGGGGCAGCACGTTGGGCTCCGGGTAGTTGTCCATCGCGTCGGCGTGCTTGTTCGCCAGGCTGTTGAACATCCACCCGCTGTCCGCAAAGTTGCCGTCCTCCGTGTCGCGGTGCAGGCGGTACCAGTGCTCGTTCTCCACAATGCGCCGGTCCAGCGCCGCCTTGCCGCTCTTGTACTTCAGCAGCACCTGCGTCGCCTCGCTCAGCTGTTTGGGGCCAATGGGCTGCGCCGCCTGTTCCTCCCGCGGGGCCTGCCTGCCCTGTACATCCTGCGCGGCGGGCACCTGCCCGCTGCGCCCCGCAAAGGGGTTCCCGGTTCCCGGCTGTCCAGCAGCCATGCCGTTCGTTGGGTTCATCGCCATGCTTTGCTCCTCTCGTACTTCTCACGCCGCAAATCCCGCTCCATGTTCAGCGGGTCGTCGCCAACGGGCGGCAGCGGCTCGTCCTGCCGCGGGCTGATGGGGTTTTCCATCAGCACATACCGGCATTCGTCGTAAATGTGGTCCTCCATTGCGGTGTCAATGTCCTCCGGGTGCTTTGCGTCATACAGCAGCGCCGGTATCGTCCGCCGGAACTCCCGGCACCCCTTGAACACCTGCATCATGCAGTCGCCGTCGGCGTCAAATTTCAGCCGGTAATGCCACTGCATCTTGCCCGCCAGCCGGCTGTTGTCGCCGCCCGTCCAGGTCACAAAATTGGGCGCGTCGGCCATCATGTCGGCCACGCTGCGCCCCCGGCTCGTGTCAAAAATGCTGGGGTCAGCCACGCCCAGGATTTTGCGCCCCGCCAGGTTGGGGTCGGTGCGCTCAATTTCCCGTATCCCCGCGGCAATTGCCTGCGGATCCAGCTTCACACCCTCGTTGGCCACCGCCGTGCAGCCGTACCATTCGCGGATGCGGTAAATCTTCCCGTCCCCGTCCGCCGCGTACCACCCCACGCTGAACGGCTTTGCGTAGCCAAAGTCAAACCCGCGCCATATCTTCCACCATTCCGGCACCCGGAACTCGTCAATCACGTGCGTCCACTTCCCGTCGGCGTAATGCTCCGGGTCGTCCCGCCATTCGGTGAACACCTGCCCCTCAAACACATCCCAGCTGCCGTCCAGCCAGGCTTTGCGCATCCCGTCCGGCAGTGTCTGCAAATTGCGCAGGTATCCGGGGTCCTTTTCCATCAGCACGGCGTTGTCGTACACCTTCGCCTGGATAAACGCATACTCCGCCGGGTCCTCGTCCTTCGTAAACTGCCGGTCCACAAACAGCCGTTTCACCCAGGCGTGCCCCTGCCCACCGGGGTTGCAGGTCAAATACATCCGCTTGGGGTAGTCGTTCGTGCCGCGCAAACTTGCCCGGATAATGCCAAACTGGTACTCGCTCAGCTGGGTGGCTTCCTCCAGAAAAATCACATCGTACTCTACGCCCTGGTATTGCAGCAGGTCGCGGTCGCTGTCACAGTACCCAAACACAATCCGGCTGCCGTTGTAAAACCGCACCTCGTTGTTCTGCCCGTTGTACCGCATCGCTCCGGCGCGGTACAGCGGCGCAAACTGCTCCTGCATGGGCAAAACAATGTTTTCGCGCAGCTGCGCAAACGTCTTGCGCACCATCAGCACCCGCAGCCCCGCGTACCGCAGGCACATTCCCACGGCCTTGGTGCGCGCCACCCAGCTTTTTCCGCCGCCGCGCGCCCCGCCGTAGGCAATGTACTTTTCCCGCCGCCGCATAAACTCCATCTGCTTTGCGCTGATGGTATCCCACATGGCAAACGTCATTCAAACGCCCCTTTGTCCTCCGGCAGCACCACCACAATGCCGCTGTCCTCGGCTCCGTCGCCCAGCATTTTACTCACCCGCTCGGTCACGCTCACCAGCCCGCGCATATAGCTGGCCGCCGCAAAATCGCTCATGGGCCGGTTGCGCTCCATCAGCGCCTGCATCCGCTCCCGCTCGCCCGGTTTCTCCGGCCGCACGGTGCGCACCGGCCCCAGCGCCTCGCATTCGGCGTCGTCCGGCCCCTCATAGGGGATCACCCCGTCCAGCTCGTTCAGCCGCCGCAGCGCCCACTCGTAAATCTCGGCGTCCCGGTCGTTGCGTTCCAGCCGCCTGCGCACATAGTCCACGCTGTTGTTCGCCGCCGCGCTCGCCTTGCGGTTCAGCTCCCGCAGCTCCTGCTCCCTGGCCGCCTCAAACAGGCTTTTCTGTTCCCCCGGCGTCTTGCGCCGCGCCTGGCGCTCCCAGGTGCGCAGCGTGCTTTCCGGCACGCCGTGCCGCCGCGCCACCACGCTCAGGTTGTTGTCCGTCAGCAGGTCGCACATGCAGGCGGTTTTCACCGCTTCCGGCCATTTGCTGCCCCGCCGGGTCCCTTTCACCGTGTTGTCCCGGTATCGCACGCCGCCGCCCTCCTGTCGTTCCCTTTTGTCCAATGTACCAGCCGCCGCGCCCCTTCCGCGCCCCCACTTGCCCCAAAAACTCAAAAAGGGCAGGGTCGCCCCTGCCCTCGCGCGCACGCGCGCGGAAATATTTTTAATTCTCACCGGCGAACTTCCGCGAACCCTCCGCCCTGTTCACCCTCCAGCATTCTGCGCACAGCACAGCAGCACTGCCGCTTAAAGCAGTGCTCCTGCATGTATCTGCGCTTTTCCTGCTCGCTGTCAAACTCCACGGCACAGCAGGCCGCCTGCTCCGTCACCGGCACACAACTGATCTTTAACCGGCTGTCCCGCAGGTAATACGGGCACACCGCCCGCGTCTGGCCATAGGGCCGGTATCGCGGCACCCGCCATCACCTCCCAAACAGCTGCACGTACTTTCCGTAGCTCAGGGGCGGCAGTCCCTTCTTTCCCCGCCGGGCGTTCTCCTTGTCCAGGTCGGCCAGCAGCGCCCCCAGTGCCCCGCCGGGGCCTTTCCCCTTCGGCCTGCGGCGCGGCGGGGCTTTCTCCGCGCCTGCGGCTCCGGCCGGCGGCTTTTGGGCCGTATCGCCAAAATATGGCCCGCGCGCTCCCTTTGTGTGTCGTTCCGGCCGGCAGGCGGGGCAGGTCTTGGGCCAGCGCCCGCCGCGCGGCAGGGCAAAGGGCTTGCCGCATTTGGCGCACACCGCCGTGCGGGCCGCCTTTTTGGCGCACGCAGGGCACAGCCCGCTGCTGCCCGGCAGCGCTTGGTACGGTGCCCCGCATTGGATGCACGCCAGCTCAACAACGGCCGGCGTGGTTTTTTGCTTGCTCATCGGTTTTTCCTCCCGCTCAGGCCGTGGCGGCGCACGTCACGGCGTATTTTGTCCCCGCGTGCGGCGCCGGCGTCGTTCACGGCGGCCGCCCGCCGGGCGGCTGCGTTCCGCTCGTCAAGCTCGGCGCGGAAAGCGCGGTATGCCGCGCACTGCGCGTGGCAGCCCGCCTGCCGGTCGGGGCAATGGTAACAGGGCACGGTCATGGGGTGTTCCTCTCTCTCCAAAATTCCAGCCGGACATAATACCCACGCTGGTACTCGTTGTATTCGATGCGGACGGAGCGGCACCGCCAGCCGGGGTGGGCTTTCTCCCAAAAGGCGGGGCGGTAGGCCTCGCCGGTGCGCACGGCGCGCTCAATGGCGCGGCGGGTGTATTTGCTGTCGTTCACGGTCACAACGGGCTTTTTCAGCCCGATGCTTTGCCGCCATTTGCGGCGGCAGTGCTTGGTCTTTACGCAGTAGTCGGCCCATTCTTCCAGGCTGCCCCGCTCCGGCTGGGCCAGGCTCATGTGAACGCGGCCCATCGGGCGGCGGTGCCTGCCGCGTCCGGTACACCACAGCTCGGTGATGGCCCGCGCGTCCAGCGCGCAGCGCAGAAAGGCGTGGTGGTGGTAGCGCTTGGCTTCCCCCGCGGCTTCGGCTTCCTCGGTGCCGCCCTCTGTCACCCAGATATAGGCGGGCGCGGGCAGGTCAAGCCGCTTGCAGGCGGCGCGCAGCCGGTCGATGAAGTTCTCCATCCGGCGGCAGGCATCCGCAAAGCTGGCGGGCAGATGCTCCGGCGCATAGGTCAGGGTCAGCAGCCAGTCCCCCGCGCCGAAGTTGGCGTTCACCAGCTGCACCAGGTAGCGGCGGCTGTGCTTGCCGTTGAGCCTTTGCTGCACAAGGCTGGACGCGTGCCGCCGTTTGCCGCGCGCGCCCCGGTGGATGCCCTCGATGGGGATGGGCATAATGTCCACCTGCTTGTATCCTTTTCCGCTGCGCCAGCTGACCTGGCGCATAAAACAGCGCATAGGGTTCCGCCTTTCCTGGGTTGCAACTGGTTTGCGACTGACTTACGACTGGTTTCAACAAACTTCCCGCCGGATGTTAATACGGTATACAAGCCGGCAAAACAGCCCGCCGGGGGCTGTTTTGCGTTGGCGTCCGGTCTGTATTCAGATTGTCAAGAAATTAAAATCCGTCCTCGTCGGCGGACCTGCGCCGACGACAAGGACACATACAGGGAAATTTCGCGGAAAATTGTGTGCGAGGAACGAAGTGACGAGTGCGCGATTTTCCGTGAAATTTTGTCGAAAGGGTGTCCAAGAGGGGAAACAGGCCCGTTAGGCGCAGCCGTGCGGGACTGGTTCCCCTTTTGCAGCGTGTCAATTTTTGACACGCTGCTAGCAAGGTTGCGGCGGGTCAGTCCTCGCCGCCATGGGTGTGCTCCATGGGGATGGGGCGGTAGATTTCCGGCTCCTCGTCCGCGTCCTCGTACCGCCGTTCGGTTTTGGCCTCCTCAAAGCCGGCCAAAAAGCCTATGGCCGCGCCGATCAAAAAAGCGACCATCATTTTTCCCCTTCCGGCGGCGCGGCTGTGTCTGTGCCGTTCTCTTTCCACAGGTGCAGGCCGTGTCCGTGCAGCTTAAAGCGCGGGTTTCGCTGCACCACGCGTTCCCCCTCGCCCCAAAAAATCTCTTGTACCATGCGCATTTCGCCCTGTGTCGGGTCACGGTTCTGCGCAGCAACGCTGACGTGCTCCGTGTCGTCATCCCACCTTGCCACAACCGATACCTCGCGTGGCCCGGCCTGCGGCTGCAAAAGATACCCCATCAGGCCGCTTTTCCAGGCCTGCACGATCTTCAGCCGGGGGTTTTGCAAAATTTGCTCTTTCGGCCTCATTTTCTTGCCTTCTTTCGCTTTTTGTCTGGTTTGCTTCGGCCCGCGCCCTTCATGCGGGGCGTGGGCCGTCAAAAGAGACCCAGGCATTGCCAGTGCCGGGGTCTGCCGCCTTTGCTGGGCGGTCGGACAGTCGCCGCGGGAGGATTTGCGGCGCTGGTGCAGCAGGCGGGATTTGAACCCGCGCCCCGCCGGGCAGAAGTATAGAACCCGGCAGTCTGGAGGTTATGAGCCTCCTGCCCTTCCGCTGGGCGACTGCTGCATAAATCCGGCGGCTCTGACACTCTGTCTGAGAGGTGAATGTGTTGATTTCGGAAAACTTTGCCGCCGGGGTTGTGCTTTGCCTGCACGGCCCTGGCCAACTTACGCGCGGCCAGGCACGCGGCAGGAAAATGGGCAGCGCCGCAGAGCGTGCCACGAAAAGCTCCCCGCTACGCCTTACGGCGTTTCGGCCCGGTGCCGCCGGGCCTCATCAGGCGGGTGGATGGGTTTTGTCCCACGCGGCCTTTGCCGCGTCCAGCCTGGCGCGTATTTCGTCAAGCGTGGTTTGCTGGGCGGGCGGCGTTATGGCGGCCTGGGCGGCCTGCCGTTCCGCCAGCTGCTTGCTGGTCAGCACCGGCACAAAATCGTCGCGGCCCCTGGGCACATAATCCGGGCAGTCCGCCACCGGGCAGGGCAGAACCAGGTGCTCGGCGCGGCAGCAGCAGCTGCCCGCGCAGGCGGCGCACTGGCAATAGGGCGCTTCGGCGTCACGGCAGCCCGTCATTGGTGGTCAGCTCCTTTGCGTACTCTTTTTCCAGCGCGGCCACGGCGCGGTCGTTCAATAGGGACAGCTCAAACATGATCCGGTCTAAATCGCCCACGGCGTAGGTGCCCGCGTCAATGCTGCGCTTCCACTGGGTGTACAGGGTCAGGATCGCCGGGTGGGCGACGTTGGTCATGTACGGGTTGGTCTGCGGCCTGCCGTGCCGATCCATCCGCGCGGCGGCCTGCGCCTGCATCCGCGCAAGGATGGCAGCCGCCAGCCGCTCCAGACGGGCGCGGCGGGTCATGGGCGGGTGTAGCGGTCGGTCAGCGCGCACTC